GTTTTGTAGTATTGCATAATCAAATAAAGGACCTTGACACCATAAGTAATCAAGTCCTACACACCATTTGTTTAATTGCTTTGTTAGTGTGTCCATGTTTACTCTTTCATGGTCACCAAATGCTTCATCACGTATTTCAGGCTTTTGTTTGCCCCACCATTCAAGTGTATTGTCATCTATTGTACGTCCATACTTTTCACTTTGTTCTTCTATGTCAAGTCTTAGATACAAAGGTTGATGTGGCTCTGCATTAGTTGTAGGATCAAACTTAACTGCGCCAAGTGTTATGATTACACTATCTGGTTCTACACCAAGTGTTTCTAAATCTATCATTCCATGTGTTGCCATTATTCTTCACCTCCAAAGTCAAACAAGTTGTTAAATGTATTCTTTTGTTTTGTACTTTCTAAGTCATAGTTTAGCGGACCAATCAAGTTACCCAACTTGTTATCAATGATTGTTTCTTCCATAGCATCACCATCGAATGGTAGTTCCTTAAACCATTCTGGCAAGTGTAATTCATCTACAGGATATGCTACACTTGTATAACCCATTGGATTCTGTTTTAGTTTACAAACAATAACTTTCATACCATCTACAATCTCTTGACTGTATTTGTCACTGTTCATACGTTTTAATGTGTTCCAGTTAATACTTGCTCGAACGTGTCCGGGCATATTTGCTTTGCCTTGTTTCTGTTCAAGTTTCTGATAATGTCCAATCTTGTTTGCACGTTTCGGACTACCTTTTTCATGTCCTGGACGACTCTTAAAGTCTGTTCTAAATTCTGCAATGCTGTCAAGTATTTCATCTTCTGTGCCTTTTTGTAATACTTTAAGCAGTACTTCGCTCAAGAAGTCTTGCATAAACACAGGAGTATCAGAACGTTTTAGATCAAGACCCATTGCTTTTACTTTGCCTGGCTTACCATCTACATCACGTCTTGTACCTTCATCATCATACACAAGAATTGCATAACGTTTCTTTGTAATAAACAATCCGCTTTCGCCAACAATCTCTCTACCTGCCGCGATAACATCTGATCTGCTCTTTGGACAATGGAAAGTATCTAACATAAACTTACCAAATGATTTGTTTGCTTCATCACAAACTTGTTCATATAGTTGTACTACACTTTCTTTAGTCCAAGGAATACTACCTTTATCTATTTCGTCTTTTAGTATTGGATATGCACTAAAGTACACAGAGTCTGTGTCTCCGTAAATTATACTCTTACCTACGTAATTGTATTCACCTGTAATAACTTTGTTTACTTCTGCACTCATGTGTTTAACAATTTGTCTACCTGTTAGTGTTGTACTTTGACCAATACGTCCATCAAAGAATCTACAACCAGGATTAAGAATAGCACCATATAAACTATTTAGGTTAATCTTCTTAACAAGTTGTCTTTTATCCCAAAATTCTATTTCTGCTTTGTTCTCTGCGGCCAATGCCTTTTTCTTCATAGCCTGCATTTCTTTACGTTCACTGTACCAACGTTTAAGTAGTCCAGGAATAACACCTTCAAACTCTGTTGTAAAGATTGTACCGTTAGCACTGATCATCCACGGCTTGTTGCTATTAAAGATAACTTCATGTATTTGTGCACCACTCATTACGTCTGACTCGCCATTCTCCCAGTCAACTGTAATGCTGATGTCTCTACGTTTTTCCATGACAGCATCAAACTCGATAGTACCGAATCTACCTTCCCATGCCGCGGCAAAACTCTTTTTCTTTAGACCCATTTGTTCACCAACATATTTGTTAGTGTGTTCTGGACGAAGTTGTCCTATAACAGTTGCTGGATCCATATTCAAACTTCTAATAACAGATGGATACAGTGAATTCAAGTCCATTGATCCAATCCATTCATGTACGCCTACCTTAGGATATGCAACATAGGCACCCGCCGCTGGCTCTGAGCCTGGCTCACGTTTTATTCTATTAGGAACTTGTTGTCCACGTCTGTGTGCTTCATTAATAATTGCTTGTTCTGTAACTGCGACAGCACCCATAGTGGTCTGTAGCAAAACAGTATTTGCATGAGCAAGTTCGTTACTAAGATCAATAAACCTTAGTTTTTTGTCCAACTTGTCCAGTAGTGCAACGTCTTGTCTGTTGTACTCAATGAACGTTCTGAAGTCATTGTTATAAAGGGCATCGAGTGTACCTTCGTACACAGTTTTCGTTTCGCCAACTTCCATTTCACCAATGGCATCAAGTCTGTAAGTGTGTCTTTCTTCATACGTATATTTACGATATAATTCCAAACTATCTAAATGCACTCTACCTATTAGGTCATAGGTTTCTTGTTGTCTACCAAACTTTTCATATTCTCTTTTCTTAGGAAACTGATCAAACAAACAAAAACGTCTTGTGTCATCTTTGCTTAATACTTTTGCTACACGGTTAACAGTATATGGAATATCATAACCTTCACTGTTCCAACCTGTAATAATATCACTGTCTTGTATTAGATCAAGGAATGTTTTTAACATATCTCTTTCATCTGCAAACAAGTGTGTGTTAGGGAATTCTTTACATTGCTCTTGTGCTTCTTCCATTGTAAGTGTCTTAGGCGGTACTGCAAGTGTTACAAGTGTATCAAGCCACTGTAGGTGTACGGAAATAGCAGTAATAGGCATAAACGGATCACTTGGATCAGCGAAGCCTCGCTCTGGATCATAGTCTGTCTCAATATCAAAAAATGCTACGTTTAGTTTAGGAGCATCTTGATTAAGATAGTTTTCACTTAAACATTGAAAGATAGGATTAATATCGCTTTCAAACAATTTCTTGTTTTTATTAATTGCTTGTTCTTTACGAAAGTCTTTTGTATTCTTGGATACAATTCTACTTAATGGATCACCGTAAATACTTCTGTACTTACCTCGTTGATCTTCATAATAGAAAGTATATTTTACAGGGTATTCAGCAAACTGACGTTTGCCGTCTTTTCGTTCTACAACACGAATAATATCTGCGTTGCGATCAAAGTGTGCGTCTACATAACTCATTCATTCTCCTCTTGTCCTTTGCGGCGGACATATACCAATTGTTTCGTTTATTGGCCGAAAAAACCATCTTGTATAAGACCTGCAATATATATTATTGTAAGTCCTGCGTTTAAAATAATCAACGACTTTTCTTTCCAAAGTACTCCAACAAGTACCCAAATACTATTTGCAATAGTAAATGCGTAACTATACCAAGGATACATATTGAAAGCGGCCATTGTTGCGGCTATCAATAATACTGTTGTCCCTGTCCATGCTAACCATTGATATGGTTTAACCTGTATATCGTTTGTTTCTAAAGTACTCATCTGCGTTTTGTGCCTTGTCATCTATCCAAATATCGTAGTGTGGTTTGTGAAATCTAACACTTGTATATTCTACTCCCCACTCTTCTAATTGCCTAACTGTAAACTGTGACCAATCTTTGTGCGAGTTTGCACCCCGAGCAGTCCAATAGTGTACCTCATTGCCTTGTGCCAAAAGTTCATTAAAATACTTAATTCGCTCTTTATTGGGAACACTATTTTCATAATTACTGTTAACAGTATAACATATAGTCCCGTCGATGTCAACCATATATTTCAATATTTTGACTCCTTAGGTTCTTCAAAAAAGTGTTTGTCACCCATTGCTTCTCGTATCTTTCTGAATATCATATTATGCGGATATGTTTTGTAATAATCCGTTTGGTATAGTTTTTCGCTTGCCTTTTTAGTTTCTGTAATCTTTTGTATAATGAATAGCCTAATTGTTGGATCGTTTAGTTCATTTTTATAATGATCATAATTATATTCAATAAACAACAAATCCCTGTCTACAAAGTATTGTGTTTTACACAAACCAATTAAATCTTGTCCTTCATTTCTATCTTGAACTCCATGCAATACAATTAACAATCCGTGTAAGTTATCTTCATAAGGAAAGTTAATCATGTGCTTCATGATATCCATATATTGGTCTGTGTGAATTACTGGTACTTTCGAACTGTATGCCCAAGGACATCTTGCCACTGAGCCATCTGTTGGTTGAGATAATTCTTTAAGGTGTATCTCTAACCAATCATCAATTCGTTTTTTATCTTCTTCTAATACCATTAGTACCAACCTGCGGCTACTCCGTATCCAAATATATTAACGCATACGAACCAACCTGTTATTAACATTACCCAAGCGGCACCTCTACGATAAGATGCATAGCATTGTGTTGTACTACCAACAAAAAATGCAGGATAAACTAATAACATATTAGGTTCTTTGGCTGTTATTGCCAGCGTCATACTTGCGCCGACTGTAAAAATAAAACTGACAAGTTCGAATGAAAATGCAATCTTATCTGATTTGTAACTGTTAATCCAAAAGTCTTTTATCTTTTGCATTACTTGTCTTTGCCGACTGTGACAACAAGTGTTTCAAGATCATCAAATTCATCAGCAACTTTATGCCAATCTTGTTTGTGTGCAATCTTAATTGCCTTGTTGATCAATGCAGGCTTAATGTCTAATTCTTGAGCAACTGCTTTTACAGTTTCTCTTAGACCTTCTTGCAAGTCTTCGACTTCTCTAAGAACAGTAGCACCTTCATTTACCAATCTTTCAAGTTTGGCTTTTTCGTCACCACCATAAGTTCTGTCTGACATAAATCATCTCCTAAGTTTAAATTATGTTTTATATTATATATTCGTTAGATACAGAAGTCAACTGTTAATGTGACTACGTGTCCAAAGTTTCGTCTTTTGATTTGTATGCCCAATCGTCAGTGTGTCCTACTGACCATTTTGGTGTGTTTTCAACTGTGTAGTTTTGAGTACATACTTTGAAGTCTGGTGTTAGTCTGTTTGGATTTACAAGGCTTTGGTCTGTGAATACAGTTCTATTATTTGGTTGTGCGGCAAACTGTCCGTTGTCTAATTTAATAACATTAAACGTCTTATGCTCTGGATCGTGTTCGCTAAAATTAATATCAAGTGTTGAGTGTTGTGCATGACACGTATCAAGTGTAAACATATATTCGCCTTTGTGCATCTTTCTGTCCTTGCCAAAAAACTCACAATCGCATAGTAAAGGTTTTTTAATTAGTGTAATGTCGTAATCAAAACAATCCCATATTTGTAATGTGTCTAAAGGAAGTTGATCTTCTGGATTGAAATCTTCTTTCCATACAAATGCTGAGATAGGAAGTTTGTCATACAATGCTCCATACTCTGTTAGCAGTGTTTCAAAATATAATGCTTTGGATTGAATGCTTCTTATTGAGATCCATACACCTGGAGTAAGTTCTCCGTGGCCCTTCTGGTGATCATATAGATACTCTTTTTTAACATATACTTCTACAGGTGGTAGGTTATGTACTAAGAAAGCCATATGGATCCTCTGTTAAATTTGTTACTGAGTATTTATATGAAAGTGTTAGAGTGGAAGGTAGTTTAGTGAACTACATCTTAACGCAGTTGTCCACAGTTTTACCACCTTTTTTCTTTGTACCCATTCGCTTGTAGCCTTTCCAGCATACCTTGCCGTCAACGCCTTTTTGCTTTTCTTCTGGGAGTGTAGTGTAACTTGGATTACCACATTCTGAACAGTTAGACTTTTCAGCAAGTTTGCTTTCAAGTACTTGTGCTAAAGATTCTTTGTAATCTTTTTTCTTTTCGTCTTTAGTATCTTTACCATTCTTCTTTGCTAATGCGTCAATAGCCGCTTGTGGCATTTTGCCTTCTTTAGCAACGTCTTCTTTTTTCTTTTTGCTACCACGATCGTGATTGTATTTTTCTGTAGTTTGTTTTGCTTCTTGAACTTCGTCAAACTTTTGCTCGTAGTCCATATGGTGATAAACTGAACCCATATAGTCTGCGGCTTTAGTAATTTTTGATTGCACCCAACCTTCAAGTCCTTCACGCTCTTCTACGCCTTTAAGCATCTCGTGCATCTTAATTGCATACTTGGCAATCTTGTATAGTTCTGCACGTGCCATTTGCACTTCGTGATCTGATTCAGCCTTGTAGGCTAAATCTGCTAAACCTTCTTTAAGTTGTTTTGCTTTCATAATAGTATTTACCTTCTAACTGTTGCTCCGCCCATCAAATTATCTTTGATATCAAGAGCGTTTTCTGCTGTACCGTCTGCCTTTTTCTTCTGTGGTGCTTTAGGTAATCCTTTTGAGTCTTTAGGTCTTTGACCTTTTGCTTGAGCAGGGTTGGCTACTGATGCAATATTACCAGCGGAAGTTGCTCCTGCTGTTGCAAATTCGTTAATACCTGCAAGTTTTTTTAATTCTTCTGAGTATGCTGTTTGTGGAGTACTTGCTTTAGAAACTATACCTGCAAGTTGCTTAATAGCATCTACTTCAGCATCTTCTTTGTATCCTTTATCTTTTCCTTCTTTGTCTAACTCGTACTTCTTTTTCATTAACTCTTTTTTAAGTTCATCGTCTTTGTGCGTGTTAGGATCCATTTGGATATCTTGTAGTGCTTTTTTCTTTGCTTGGTAATCATCTTTGTTTTTAGCCATGTCTTCTTGTGCAACATCTTCTGCCGGAGCCGCACCTTTTTCTGCTTGTTTAACAAGCATCATAAATTTTTGTCTTAGTTGTTGATTACCTAAAATAGTAGTTAACTGTTTTGCAAATGGAGCAATCTGTTTAGAAAGTGCACCTGTCATTGCGCCACCTGATGCAAGTTTATCTAAACCCTTTGCCATCATTGCGCCTGATCCGCCTTTTGCTCCCATAGCGTTTGCCGCCATCTTAGAACCTTGAGCAGTCTTTGCCGCCGCCTGTTTATCACCGCCGGAAGCCATACCAGCAACTTTACCTGCAACGCCACCTTGTTGTTGTGCCGCCGCTTTAACATCACCTTTAGATGCTCCTGTAGCGCCTGCTACTGCACCTACGGCCATATCAGCACCTTTTTGTGCTACTTTGCCAGCCGCCGACTTAACTGCACCTGCCGCCTTCTGAGCACCTGTTTTCACAGCGGTTAAAGGATTTTCAGTTACTACTGTTGATTCTGTAATTTCTCTCAGTTTCATACTACTATTTACCTTTTTTCTTTCGTCCGCCCTTCATGTTGGCGCACCAATGATACATTTTAGCCTTCTCTCCAGATGCGTTTTTAGCCTTCTTACGCAATGATGTTACGCTACCATTACAACTTGCACCCGATTTTTTGACTCTTCCGGGCCTACTTTTGCCCTTCTTTTTGCCATCAGCAAAGTTTTCAACTATTTCTAATACTCTCATCTTTTAATTAAACTTTTATCTTTTTTCTTTAAGAATTTTTTATCTGTAGTGTTCTTTTTAATAAAGTCATTTGCTTGTACTTCAACACCAGCAAGTCTGGCATTTAGTGCATCAATTTTTGGTTCAAGTTCTTTAAACTTTTTTAGTACTGTTTTAAGTTTATCGTTTTGTTCATCATCTACTTTATCGTTATCTTGATCAGTATCAACAACTGATTTAAGTAATGCATCTAAAGGATCACTTGCATGTGGATACTTTGCTCTAAGATCTGCTAACGCCTGCATTGTTTCAGGATCAAAACCCTTAATTACTTCACCTTCGTCATCTTTACCCTTGCTTAATCTTTTTTCATGTAAGTTTTGTACATAGTCGTCAAGCATAACAACACGAGCCATTTCTTTACCTTGTGTAGCAAGAGCATCATATCTATGATGTCCATTTACTATTCTGCCTCTACGATCTACTACGATTGGTTCGTATGTATCTTCACGTACTTTTTTGTATTGTTTTGTAAGTTTAATGAAATCTCTTTCCTTTTGTACAGGCTTCATGTTTGATAACTTCATCATACCTTTTTTACCATCTACATCTTTGCCTTTGATTTGTGGTGGTGCTTGTCCGTCTGTAGGCTCTGGGTCAAAGTTATGATCTTGATATCCACTTACGTCACCTACCTTGTATCCTAAACGTTTTAAGTTACTGATCATATGTTTTGCTTCATCTGCTCCACCAAAGAAGTTTAACATAATATCTTGATCGCCCATATTGGCATCATCTGGATTTGTAGTTTTTATGTTAGCCATGTTACGACCTAACTTCATAAAGTCATAGTCTGTTGCAT